CACTAAGGTCTAGACCAGTTGGTTCACCAGAAGAAGGTACTATAATTTTTCCATTAGAACTAAATTGCCATTTTTGTTTCAACGGCACAAGTAATTTAATATTCTCAGGACTTGGATTTTGATATGTCTGCACATTCATTGTATATGCGTAATTACTATTATCTGCAATAGTAATAGTAGTATTGCCACTACCTACAGTTGTACTTGTTACGGTTGTTGCTTCTGGTACACCAACATAATAAACATCGTCTGCCCAATTGCTTCCATTTTTACCAAAATATGTTCCCGCTAATGAACCATCAACAGGTAATTGATAAGAAGTGGATATTGATTTTGTTGAATTGTTTGGATAAGAAAATCCTGTACCAAGAAGGAAGACACCAGAAACATCGAGCTGTTTATGTCCAAGTCTAAATGCTTGGTTTGCTTGTGGTACTTCAAGTGCTGTTGCCCAAACTAGTGAACCGTTTGCATCTATCTTATAATTTATAAATGCACGAGAACCATTTGGATCCGTAGTAACACCTGATGCATACAAATAATTATTGTGATGTTTAATTGTACTGATGTTAGGAGATGTTACTCCAGAAATTTGTTTTTCCCAAATTAATTGATTGTTTGCCGCATACTTGTAAATATTATTATTTGTTGCTGCGTACCAATTGTTTGAACTATCATGACTTAAAGATATGATGTTATTACCGTTGGCGTTTACATTGTTTGTCCCGATATAAACACCCTCTGTGCTGAACTTGTGTACTTGACCGTTTGCGGAACCAACCAGAACACCACCTCGACTTGGCAAAGCCACAACAGAAAAAGCATTGCTGGTTGCTACACTGAATTTAGTAAAGTATAATTCACCTGTGATATCTAAACCTGTCAACAAATTGTGTTCACCAACATAATAAGGAAAATCTTCATCATCAACACAAAGGTCCGTTGAACCTATTGAATCGGAAATCAATGTACTGTAAACATTTTGACCAAGATAATTAAACTTGGTAACCAATGTTGCAAATTCATTTGGAATATTTGTCAACAAATAAACGTTGTTGTTTGCATCAGTAACTACCGACTCACCAAAACTTGGTGAATTGTTTATGGCTGGTACTGATTTTCTCCAAAAGATATTACCAAAAGAGTCATATTTTATAACAGTTGATTGTGGTAAACCAGTAACTTGATTCTGTGTTGTCATTGCAACCAATACGTTATTGGCTTTGTCGTATGCAATTCCACTAGAATAAGTATTGTTTGCTTGAGCAACTAATTGACCAAAACCTAAAGCCCAGGATTTACCTAGGTTCTTATCATTACCAATTTCTACTTTGGTACTACTATACAGTAAAGTGTCTTGGAAAAGAACGTCACCCAAGGAAGCCGTATTTGCTTTATTGAAAGCACCTTGTGCTAACGTAAAGTTACTGTCATAATATATGTTTGCAGTATTAGCATTGCTCGCAACGTTAGCATATAACTCAGTAAAGTTGCTATTGGTTTTGATGAAAGATGTTCTTAACGAATCACCTTTGCCGTCATTTGCTCTAATACCAATATTGATAGTTTGTTTAGCCATTTATTTCTCTCATTTATTGTTTACTGGTTTGCGGCCTTATTGATTGTAAGTATCGTATTCAATGTGTTATCAGCCTTGGCATCTTCTTTATCAACCGACATGAAATCGATATCAGAAGTAACTTTACCAACTGCATCAACTTCAACAAATTTCAGTGGGTTCAAGTTATACGATGTGAAATTATAGTTCGCAAGGGTATTTATTCCGTATATAGGTTGACTTGACACAAAGTTTCCTGTTAGTTCTTTTACTCTTAATACGTTGTCGGTAAACTGTACGACTATTCCTGTTGCAGTTGAATCGTCAGAATTGTAACCTTGATATATCTTTTCACCAACCTTATACGTACCGTAACCAGAATTTAAATCCATATAAAATTCAATAACTTCTGCTGTCGTTATTAAATTGTAAACGGAAACAAAAGCACGATTGATAACGTTTGTCTCTGATGGTTTACCAAAAACAAAACCTTTGACAGTAAAGTTTAAGGTCCAAACAATCATTCTTGTGTCGTTCTCTCTAGGTCCTTCATATGTAATTTCATGTGAAGTTGAGTTCAGAATGACAGGTACCTCTTTGATGATTCCCATTTCAGGAATCAAATTCAATTTCATCGTGTAGTCTGGTGTAAAGAACGGTAGAATGTGTTCTATTATTTGTGTACCATCTTCAATGTTTCTAACGTATATGTAAAGACTAAAATCAAAGTTGTAGGGTACAGGATTGTATTGTGAAATTATACCAGTAGCTGTAGATGCAAAATTCTTAACGTTTGTATTTTGTTTTCTATTTGCATCATATTGCATACCAGTCATTTCAAAAGACAATCGTGGTAGAGTTACTTGCACCTTTTTGTCTAGAGCCATATCTTCCTCTAGACGCATGATATAACGTTCTTTAGTTGCATACGCAATAGGAACAATAAATCTTTCAGTCTCATCAAGGTTGCCATCGAACCTGTATAGTGTAATACTATCAAACAGATTGCCAAATCCAACAACCAATTTTCTTATGACACGATTGTATGTTGACATTATATTTTTCCGAACGGATTAGATTCTGTGAAGTCTATGATATTATTTGCCGCATTAAACAAATACGCATTATCATAAGTTTCATTTCGTGTACTGTCTTTTAGTGGATCAAAAGATGACAGGTAATATCGTGCATTGCTTGTTGCACCAATAATAACTTGGCTGCTTTGGAATTCACCTGCAACATTTGTCACCTTCAGAACATCATCAATTGTGTTCCACTCTTGTACAATTGCAACCACTGACGCATTGGCCTGTGTGAAGTCAATTGACTGGAATACAATTTCTCTTGCTTCATATGTTCCAGTACCAACACCAGTATTCAAGTCGATAGTGTAACTTGATTGAATCATTACATCATCAATATCTTCCACACCAGTATCGATAACTTCTTGAGAATACTTGAATTTCTCTAGTTCCAATTCATAGAAATATGGAATCTTTCGGCCTAACATAAAGAAGTCTTTAGTTTGATTTGTGAATTTGATTTCAAATATCTCACCAGTACCATTCAAAAACGGTACATAAATCAGATCACCCTCTCGTGGTCTGGTGAAATGATCTTGTGGAACACGTTGAGAGAAAGACCTCTTAGACAACATAATATTAATGTTGTTCTTAATTTCCAAGCCAAACTTGGAAAAGAATTCTCTTTCACCACCGTACTCCAAAGAACTCGATAGATAAAATTCAATAGGAAATGCTGAACTGAATTTTTTAACCGGATCTTCACCGTACAAAATATCACGGTCAGTTTCATTTTCAATAGGTAGATAATAGGCGTCATGCCCCATAATCTTGATTGATTCAACAATCAAATCTTCAACTACTCGCTGTTCAGCAAGAGAGTTGTAATTGTTAAAATAGACCGAAGTTGCCATATTAGTTCATGAACATTTCAAGAGGTGCGCCGTACTTGTCACCAATTTCGGCATGTAACATATCTATTTCGTTTTTGGCTTCAGTATAAATCCTGTCGCCATTTAATTTAACACCACCTGGTAATTGAATACCTTCAAACTTTTTAAGGTTATTACCCCAAGAACGTTTGATAAGTGCTGTTGCATATTCTTTTAACCAACGGTCATTCCATGCCATTGTATATACATCCGGATCAATCAACGCATAACATTCGGCAATAACTGTCGTACCAATTGGTGCTTCACTGCGTCCCCATGCCCAATCGATATACAACCTTTGCATATGTCTCTGGAATCGAATAGGAACCTCACCAGTGAACATCAATTCCAAAGAACGAAGATGTTGTTGAGTCAGTGTGTAATTGATGTAGGACGCCGAAGTAAAGTCATACAATTCATTTAAACGTAATTGGTATCTCAAGTCAAACATATTGACTGACGATTGTGAATCGGATATCGGAAACACTCTGGTGATACCAGCAATTTGCAGTACGTTATTAGATGAGTCTTTTGCTTCTGTCAGATTCAGGTACTTATTATTGATATCCGTTTGGTCAATTTTTTTGATGTAATATATTTTTTGTAGTCCATCAAAGTGGTAGTCTTGCCAATATTGCAACGCATCATCGATACGATCTTCCACCTGGTCATCATCAACGTTGATTTCGATGACAGGAAACCCTAATCTGCGTAAGCAATATTCTTTGAAAGCTGTTCTGGTTGTAATTGGCTGCGACATTATTTCCCCCTATTAGGGGTATTTATGTTTCTTGGAACAACTAATATTAGTATCGAATGACGATACGACCACCACCAGCCCAAGAAGTGCTGGCGTTTCCGCCTTGGCCAGCAGACCTGTTTGAAGCATTAACTGTACCTGATGCTCTGTCTGCATCAGCAGAATTACCTGGAGTACTAACACCTGTTCCAGCAATAAGTGATGTTGTACCAGTTAGTCCACCAATATAACCTGATCCTCCGCCACCTGCGGAATGTCCCCAGCTGCCGTTTCTACGGCCAGAACCGCCGCCATAATAACCACCACCAGCACCGCCGCCGTATGTAACTGTACCGCCTGTTAATTGTCCGCCGTATGTGGTTTCACCTTCACCTCCTGGTGTACTCGAACCACCGGCACTTTGCGTTCCGCCTTGGCCGCCAGTGCCTACTCCACCTGGGCCATGTCCTGCGGTACCTGTTGTACCACCACCATGACCACCGCCGCCTTGAATTGAACCACCGCCACCGCCGCCAGCAGCAGCAATCACATTTGCAAATGCTGTACCACCACTAAACACATATGAACCACCGCCACCGCCGTGATCTTGACCACCGCCCACACCGCCACCGAAACCACCTGCATCGTTGCCTGTGCCAGTGCCTTCTACAGAACCATAACCGCCACCACCTACTCGTAATGTGAATGTTTCTCCTGGTGTAACAGTTCTAAATCCACTTGCATAACCACCAGACCCACCAAATTCTGTAGTGCCAGCACCACCACCGCCAGCACCCCAAACTTTAAATTGTACCGATGTTACTCCATCTGGAACTGTCCAAGTTTGATCTGCTCCACCGCCGACAGCAGGCATACCAAAAGCAACAACCACCGGTTCTGTTGTGACTGCAATACTAAAATTTCTATCAGTATCTTGGCCTTGACCATCTGTTGCTCGAATCGCAAAGTTGTATGTGGTTGAACCTGATACACCAGGTGCTGTTCCTGATATTACACCTGTGTTGGCACTCAATGTCATTCCAGCAGGCAAAGTGCCAGAGTACAAACTGTATGTTACTGGTGCATCACCTGTTGCAACAACGGTTGTGTTTGCGTTTGCTGTGTTTCGTAAAACCGATAAGATTGAACCTGAAGCTGTTGTCCAAACTGGTGCAGGACTATAAATTATTCCCGGTACAGATAGTGTGGTACCACCATCTGCATTGATGACGTATATGACATATGTACCAGTTGACAAAGCAGGTGTAACAAAGGTAATCAGTGTATCACCAACATAAGTTACAGTCGGTGCAGGAGTTGTTCCCACGACAACAGTAACACCAGCCGCAAAGCCTGTACCGTTCAAGGTGATTGTTTGTCCACCGCCCGTATCAGCAGCAGTATCATTTGATGGATAACCAATACTTGTTACCTTCAAAGCAGAAGTTGCTAACGAGTAAGCAGTATTAGCTTTATTATATACTCCAGGTGATAACACTGAGAAGTCTTGTGTGTTATCTAGTCCACTTGGTTGTATTTTTGTTAATGCCATTTTTATTTTTCCTAATTATTTTGTATAAAGAGCTTGTGCTGGTGGAGTGAATGTGGAGGTGTATCGTGCAACACCTTTGGTGATACGTAGGTCATCAATATAACCAGTAAAATAATTTCCAACATGACTGATGCCTACCTCTAACGATCCGGATGCACTATAATTTCTAGCATCAGCTACGCTGCCGTCTAAAACCCCATTAACCCATAGTTTCACAGTTCCACTTTGTCGTGTAACTGCTATATGATACCATTGATTTGTGGAAAGTGATGTGGTACCAGTTAATAAATTAGCAGGTGTTTGCGGAGTTATAGTTCCCCATTGTAATTTATTTGCAGGTAATATATAAAGTGTCCATCCTACACCATAACCAAACATAATTCCAGAGTCACTACCCAAACTACTCCATTTGATCCAACTTTCAATAGTAAAATCTCCTGTACCCCATGAAACGTTTTGATTAGAAGGTGTAATCAAATAATCTCCAGTGCCGTCAAAGTACATAGCGCCTGTACCATATTTAACTGCAGCTGAAGAAACTTTTGAATCTGCAACAGTGGTATAATTACTTTGCATGGATTGGTCTACAATACTAGCATTTGTTCCTCTGAGCAACAAAGCTGTAGTTTTGAGTACATTCAATGGTGTTGTATTTGGTGTAAAATTGCTTGAGTATAAACCTGTTTTTGTAATTCTAAGATCGGAAATATAACCATTGTACTGATAGTGTACAGTATTAACAGTATCATACCCAATATATAAAGGTAGGTCATTATCACTTGGTAAAGTTATTGAAGTGGGACCTGCTGCTGAGGTTCCATTAATGAAAATTCGTGCGGAACCAGCAACGCAAGAAAGTGCAACATGATACCATTGACCTGTTGTAATTGTTCCTGCCGAAGTTGCAATACCTGTACCTGGCCAAGCCGGGCCCGCTCCAATAATACCATTGGAAGATAAAGTAACCGTATAACTAGCAGGAGTATCATTTACGTTAAACATTAAAAATCTGCAAGGACCAGCGGGCAAAGCATTAACATACATATACAGTTCTATTGTCCAATTGCCGCCAGATAAATTAAATGCATTGGAAGTTGGCAAGGATAATCTATGTCCATTTATATACATAGAACCACCATGAATACTTGGAACATATCCCGTAGTAGTACCAAATGGTGAGAATCTGCTTACAGTTGTATCACCATTTTTAGTAACTACAAAATTATTAGTACTGTTGTCTTTAAAGTTATTAGATTGGCAAGTTAATAGACTCGTATTAGCAATTGCTGTTAGTGGTGTTGTACTTGGAGTAAACGCTGCAGTATAGAGTGCAGTACCTTTTACAATGCGGAGATTTGAAATATTTCCTCTAAAATAACTGCCATCACTGTTATAGTTAGCGTAGTAAGTTCCAATGAATAGTGTACCGCCAGCACCAGCACCACTAAACGAATTTGTTGAATAAACTGATACTCCGTTAACATACATGCTAAAGTTACTGCCGTATCTTACTGCGGCAATATGTGTCCAAGCATTATTTTGGATTACACTGACAGCAGAAGTATAAGTATTGGTCCAGCTCCAGTTTCCGGCAGGATTAGTCTGCCACATTAGGCTTCTATCATTGTTGATCTGCCAACTGTTCCAGGTTGAACTTCCACCGGCACCTGATGTTAAAATAGTATTGTTACCGTTTGAAGTTACATAGACCCAACATTCAACAGTCCAATCTCCAGTACTGAGATTATAGTTAGAAGTAGCTGGAGTAGATAGATAAGCTGTTGTGCCATTAAAGTAGTTGCTCCAATTTGATCCGAACGGACTAAATGACCCTTGTGTTGGTGTGCCAGTATTGGTTATTGCAAGGTTATTTGGTCCTGAATCCACAAATATATTATTATTATTTGGTACTGGACTTTGTAAAGTTAGTAAACTTGTACCTGAAATTGCTGTTAGTGGACTAGTTGGTGGTGTAAATGCTACAGTGTAAACTGCCGTACCTTTTACTATACGTAGGTTGGAGATGTAACCAAAAGTTCCGTATAAATTAGTACCATTCATAC